TTGATGATGAGTTTACCTTGTGTCTTACTTCTTAACACATCAAACTTGCGGTCATAATCTTGCTTACTGATTGTATGTAACTCTTGTATGTCAATGTTCAAAAGATTAGCATCGATTCGTTCAGCGATTCTTTCTTCTGCCATCTCAAGTGTGATATACAAAACATTTCTACCTTGACTGATACAGGAGGCAGCCACATGACACATAAACAAAGATTTGCCAACTCCTGTACCCGCCAAAGCAATATTCAAAGTCTTAACTGGAAGACCGCCTTTTGTAATCTTGTTAAACAAGTCAAGGTCAAAACGAACACGTTCTTCAACACGATGATAGAAATCAAATCGGTCTTCTGCATCGTTGATATAATCGTGACCAATGTGTGAATCAAAAGAAACACCAAGAGCATCACTTAGGAGTTTTGGTATTTCACCTTTGGATGTCTTGTGATTCTTGTCATCAAGAATCGAAACAGATTCCATGATGGCATTATAGATGGCTTTATCTTGACAGAACTTTTCAGTCTGTTCGATAAGCCATTGTTCTTCGGTGGGTTCTTCTCTTTGTTTGTAAATTTCATCAAGAAGATTAATAGATGTTCTAACTTGTGTTTCAGTTAGAGATTTACTTTCTGTGAAGTTAATTACCAAAGCTTCATGTGTTGGTAAACTTTTATATTTGTTTACAAACTCATTAACTTCTTTGAAGACTACCTTCTCGGTATCATCAGAAAAGTAGTCAGGGCTTATGAATGGTAATACCTTACGGCAATAACTATCATTGTAAATCAGGTTCTTCAGTATTGAATGTTCTAGTCGGTTCATTATGTTGATTTATCAAAATCTCTGTTAGTATGTCACCCATGATTATAACAAATTCTTCGTTGTTTTGCAACTCATCTATGTCATGTTCACCTGAGTGTACGAGTGTATAACCGAATTGTAGTTTTGCGAATTCGCCGGCCTCTTGAACTCTTGCCTTACCATAATGGTAGACAACACCAGCAAATTCACCTTGGAGAATTTGAATTCCCGTAATATCGGAATTGGTGAAGTCTATAAAACGGTAATCTTTACCTTCAATCGGCATTTTCTTCTTCTTGTAAAAGAACTGGGTTACTTTCTCCCATAATGTTTCCATATGCAATCTCATATTTTTGTTTAACAAATTCTTTAAATTTCACATCAGCCAAAATTGGTTCCATAAATTCAGGTGTTGAAGTATCTGCAATTCGTTTCTTATCACCAATCTCACCCGTCTTCTGGTCTACCTTTGCATACCAACCATTGGTTGGTTTGACCACATGGCCGGATTCAAGTGCAAGGTCAAGTAGACCAGAATACTTACTAATGCCACCATCAAAAGATACAGAAATAGGTATTTTAGATTTTTCTTTAACATAACGGGACTTTTCTACGTTGATAATAAAATGATAGCCAACAATTTCAGTACCATCTTTATCTTGTTGGCGACCAAGAATATAAATGTTGTCAGCTGAATAATAAGAACCTGTACCACCACCAACAATTGCTTTAGGGAACATACCAATTTCCATGTATGTGTGATTGACCACAACCATTGGAATGTCTTTGATATTCAAGTGTGGTGTAACCATTCTAAACAATGATTTAACTTGTTTAGCACGACTCATATCTGCAACAGATTTACCTTCAAGTGCATCTTCTACTTCCTTCTTAGATGCTAGATTGCCAATAGAATCAAGAACGATAATCAACTTATCACCACGGTTCACATCTTGAAGCTGTTGCATTATATCGAACTTCAACTGTTCAATGTCAGTTAAAGGTGTGTGTAGAACTCTGTCCATGTCAATCTGAAATGTTTCAAAATATTTGACAGGTGTTCCAAACTCTGAATCATAGAACAATAACACCGCTTCAGGGTATTTGTCCATGTATGCTTTTGCCATCAATAAACTGAAGGCAGTCTTAAAGTGTTTCGATGGTCCGGCCCACATCGTAAGACCTGGAATAATACCACCATCTAGTTTACCACTTAGTGCCACATTAATCATTGGCACATCTGTTGGTACCATATCCTTTTCAGTAAAGAATTTTGATTTAGATAGAATTGCACTATCTTTAATTGTTGAATTCTTTTTCAACTTGTCCAATAAACTCATAATATTTCCTTTTAAAATGTTCCACCCTCAAGAGAATTCTTCCGAGGTTTAATCTCTACTATGTCCGATTTCTTTATGACTTCTGTATCTTCCATGAACAATTCTACACTAAGTGCTGTCGATTTGGCAACCTCTTTCTTCTTCTTTACCTTAGGTTTGGATGATTCTATGGATTCTAATTCTTCTTCTTTTAATCTTAGGTATGTTTGATTAGAAGCAATCAATAACAAAACGGCAAGTGGGTCAAATACCACAATGATAATAAGAATAACCAGTCTTACAGCTTTATCTATAAAACCGGCATCATCTTTTGTATAGAATAATTCGGCAATGTATTGAATCGGACCTACTTCTGCCAACAGAGTGTTTTCTTCTTTCAGTAGAGGTAACTTTTCATTCGACAACCTTTTCATCTCAGCTTGCACTTCTTGTATTTGAACATCAATCTTTCGTGATGCTGTTGCTGGGTCGCCGGCTCTTTGAAGTAAATAACTCAATCGTTCTTTTGCAATCTTCTCTTGTGTTTCTAATGTTTTTAACTGAACACTATTTGCACCAATATTTACATTTGTATCTAAATGTGCTTTAGATAAGTAACCAAAAATACCCATCGATGTGATTGCCATCAATAAAATTATGGCAATCAAAAGATAGTAACGCATTGCTTGCATTGTAACAGACCAATTGTTATATAGCCAAGAAATTGTTACCAATTTAGATAACTCTAATACTGTACCCATCACAATAATTGGCCAGTATGAACCTGGAAATATCTGTGCAAGTCCGATAACCGAATAGTAAGCAGCAACTGCTGATAAAGCAATTGCGCTAATAAAAGGTAACAGGACTTGTATCATTATGGGTTTGATTTTGAATGTGGCACATCAAAGACAAAGGTGATTCTTGTGCAATCACCAACATTCTCTGCACCGTGTAATAGTTTATTATTGAACCACAACAATGTACCTGGTTCAACAATCACTTCTTCATTTCCAACCATATACTTATATCGACCTTGAATTGATAAATGATATCTATCTTTCGTAAGGTAATAAGTGCCTTCATCTATGTGTCGGCCAACTGTACCACCAACTTCTAATGATAGAAATCCACATCGTTTGAAATCTTTGAAATGTCTTTTGAGAAAACTAATTACCTCGGTGTGCCTGTAATATGCAGTAGTTGGAATACAAATCTCACTATCACCAACAAAATCTTTTATATCTGTTACGCCACCAACAACTAACTGCAATACACCAGCAGGCAAATCATCAAAGCCACGGTCAATCAAAGATTGAGCACCTTCTAAATCCTTTTGATTTTCCCAATCTTCAGGATATTGTTTCAGTTGATTAATTATCTTTGAAACATTAATGCCTGTTTTAATGACACGAATATTATCCAAAGAAACTCTCCAATGAATTAATTTCAATACTTTTAAATCTATTCAGTTCCATATTTTCTTTATGTTTTTTAGTTGAAATAAAAACCATATCTTTTTTATTGGAGTAAGGTAATAACATTGTTTTTCCATGTGTTGGATATTCCATAGTTCTAAATGGTATTTTTAATTTAGATGATTCTTCATAATTATGCATTATTTGTGCAATTAGATTTGGATAAAAATAACAAGAAGGACTGTTTTTAATACCAAACATCTCTTTAACATTTTCACCACATAATGTAGTTATTTTTAGTGGATTTCTTTTCTCTTTTGGTTTATAATTTATATCATCACTAAAGATTTTTTCAAATGTTGGTTCATCATAATCAAACCATTCACCATTTATGTGAAATTCTCTCAGTTGTTTATGATATTTTTTCTCTGTAAAGAAACTATGTTCCTCAGACCTACATTCAATTTGATAAATTACATTTAGAATATTAGGATTTCCAGTTTGTAAATCAGAAAGTCGTTGTTCTACATTATTTGCTTTACCAATTTTTATTGCTTTAGATTTTTCATCTAATATGAAATAAACATAACTCATAATTTATCCAAAGAAACTCTCCAATGAATTCTTTTTCTCAGTCGACCAGCCCATACAATCAAGAATCACTTTAATTGGTTCAACAAAAGATTTATCAAATTGTGTATCGTAATCAATATACATCTGCATATCAAACTCTTTTGGTAATCTTTGAGGAAAAGATAATACTGAATCTTTAAAAGGATTTGGTTGCTTAAGATAGGTAAATTTTAACTTCTCACCTTCTTGAATGAACGGATATTTTTTATCTAAACCTTTTTGTTTAAGATAATGATTGTATATGATTGCACCCTTAACATGAATAGGTGTGCCTTTCTTATACATCATAACACTATCAGAATATGTTTTCAGTCCGTTCAAACCTCTTGGGAAAGAAATGTCCTCAACAGGTAAATTCTTAAACTCTGTTTTGAAGTCATCGATAAACTTATGTATATCTTCTTCGGTACCATTCAACATAATACCAATTGATTGGCGCATCTTCTCACGAACAGCTGCAGGTGTCGATGACTTAACCATCTCAAGACCCATCACTTTGATTTGAGGTTCGTTATATTGTACACCTTCATTGTTGTAGATGTTTAGAATATATCGTTTCTTGGCAGTCCAAATACCTTTATCAGAAAGACCTTCACGTTTCATTTCCATCTTTTGTTTGTATGCGTGAACATATTCAGCAAGTTCTTTATAACTCGCATCAATAAACGGTTGGATTTTATCTTCACATACACGGTCCATGAAGGTAATAACTTGTTGTTTGTCAATTCCTGTAGAGGTAGAAGCTTTCTGTCCCGTACCATACACTTTGTCAACAAGTGGACCAAAGCGGAGATAAATCGAATCTGTGTCCGAGGCGATAACATAATCTATTCCAGTAGTCTTTAAAAGTTTATTCATATACTCATTTAGCTTGTTTTCAATCCAACGAATTGATAACTGGCCAGCCAGAGTTACAGCCAATGCTTGTCGCAAATCATAGAAGCGGAAGTATTGTGAACCAAGAGCACCATAAGCTGAATTTAATGAAACTTTCTTTGCTAGTTGTAGATTATTATATCGAGCAATCTTCTTTTCTATTTCATATAATTTAGTTTTGTCTTTTTCGTTTTCGTAGTCTTGCTTTGCTTTCAGCATTAACTTCTTAAACTTCTTTCTATCTTCATACATTTCTTCCAACATCGTAGGTAAGAAACCTTGTTTGTCAGTACGGAAGAATTGACCATTTGGTGTGAGTGTAACATCACTTAATTTTGAAGTATCAACATCTTTGTTCAGCATCTTTTCAACAGAAACACCATTCATAATCACATCACGCATCTCATCTGTATAATCAGATGGCTCAATTAATGTTTCTGGTGAAATGTTATATTGCATCATCAAATGAGGATACAAACTGTTCAAGTCAAACGATGCAACCCAATTGTGTAGGCCAACTTGTGGGTCTTTAACATATGCACCTTCAAATGCGGATGTTTTATCTTTAACAACTCTTGGTGGCACAACAATCTTTTTATCTAAAAGATATGAGTATGTCATAGAATCCCACATACGAGTTTGTGCAAACACATCATCATAGTTTGATTTTGTATCATATGCAAGAGTAATCGCCAACTCAATCAGTTTTAACTTATCATCAAGTTTCATAATCAAGTCAACGTCTTTGATGTTATACTCAATAAACTTTTGATAGTTCAGTCTATACAAAGCATGAAGATTATCATACTCATCATATGCAATCTTACCTTCACCAAGTTCTACTTGTGCAATATTGTCAAGACGATACGATTCTTGTGATTTACCACCTGGCGCATACCATTTGTATAACTCAATGTAATCTAGTGCAGATACACCAAGAAAATCATAAGCAACCATCTCACGACCATTAACATTGGCCTTGCGTTCACTAATAATATTCCAAGGTGATAACTTCTTCGCCTCATCTTCATCAAGAATTTTACGCAAACGATTAACAAGGTAAGGCATATCAAAGAACTTGATATTCCAGCCAGTAATAATATCAGGACAATTTTCTTGCCAATAGTTTATGAAATTCTTGCATAGTGAATATTCATCTTTGCATTTGACATATCTTTCGGTGCCTTGTACGTTGTAGTCACCACAACCAAATACAACACAAGTGCCATCAAAATATTTCACACAGATAGCGGTGATAGGCTCAAGAGCAAGATATGGGTCAGGAAAACCATTCTCTGAACCAACTTCAATATCAACTGCACCAATAGATATGTTTTCGATATCCCATTCTACCATGCCACGATGTTGTTCGGTGATGAAAGCATATTCAAATCTATTCATGCCATAGATTTTGAAATTCTCAACGCCTTCATATAGTTTGATGAACTCTCTCGCATCACGAATGCCATCAAACTTCATTGGCTCGAGTGTTTCACCCTTCAATGTTTTCCATGGTGATTCTTTTTTGGATGGCAAAAACAAAGTAGGCGAGTAAGGAATTTTCACCTTGACTCGCCTGCCATTCTCTACGCCACGATAAAGTATGTTGTTGCCTACGCTGGCAACCGATGTGTAAAATTTATTCATTCACACATTATATCACAGTTTAAAGTTATTAGAGGCAATTTGAATGCCAGAACCAAAAATCTTGCTGTACTGATTTTCTACTTCAAGAATGGGTTCATTAATCATTAGAATATCTTGCCGTTTAATTTTAAATCCAGTTTTGAATTCTACGGCAAACTCAACGAAAGGAACAAAAGTGATTCCGCCTTGAGGATTTTGTGGTGTAGGTGGTACTGAAATAACCTGAACACAATCTTTTACTTCAACGTAATCATTCTCTGGTAAGTCTTTGACTTCACCGAGAATCGTATGGTTCGTTTTGAATGTTATTAATTTTACTGTCATAATGTTTAATCTCTAAAACCGATTCAATCGGAAGTTTATTTGAAAAATCGACCGCTTCAGCTAAAGTTTCAAACTCTTTAGAATCTACGGCCGAACCACCTGTTCGATAGTAGGCTACTTTATACATTGACCCTTGTCTCCGCTGGCAAAACGCCAATGGTGACCCAGCGCTTTGGGAAAAGCATTTCACGACCACGGAAGTCGTTCATGTTTTGTGATGGGTCTTGAACCCAACCAAGAACCTCCACCTTATTATCAATCTCCCGCAGATAGAGGTCATACCTATCTGCTCTAGGAAGTTTATACTCAACTGCCAACTTTTTAGCGAGTTCACGAATATTCATATTCTCTTTCATAGTTAAATTAAATGGTATTATATCAGAGTTTGTTATCGATGGCAACATTTTTACAGGTAAACTTGCTGAAGTCTGGTTTCTTCCAACCTTCAGGCTTGAGAATTTTGCCGTCATCACGTTTGATAACTTTGCCTGTTACAGTATCAATCTTGGCAAGATTACTTCTTGCACCTTCATCCCATGCACCTTCAACATCATATCCTTTTGATAGCATATAACCAACAATCACCCAAATCATATCAAAGCAAGCATCTAATGTTTCAACATCATCTTCATTAATTCTTGCTTCACAAAATTCTTGATATTCTTCATCAATTAGTTTACGATATAATAAAGATTGTGTTTCATTCTCCTTGTTTAATGATTGACCTGAGGCCAACATAAACATCTGAACATCAGTAAAAACTTTGGTCATTTGTTAACCTTATTTAATTCTGATTGATAAGTTCTTTTGCGTAATTCAGAAGAGCTGAATCGATGATTGCGAGAGTTGTACCAAATTTTGACACCACGGTCTTCACAGATTTGTTTACCTGTAAACTCTTTGTCTTTGTATTCTTCACCAATAACACGAACATTAATAGGCAAGAACATTAACAAGTCTTCAAGGTCTTTCTCTGTATCATAAACAATAATCTCATCAATAAACTTGACAGCAGATAATTGAACATATCGTTCAACGATTGATTGTACAGGTTTGTTTTTAACATCTGGTCGGTCAATCGTTGGGTCACTTTGAACTGCAACAATTAAATAATCACAAATAGTTTTACATTCAGCCAGCATCAAAATATGACCAGCGTGAAGTAAATCAAAAGTTGAACAGGTAAAACCAATGGGTTTACCAATCATATTATCAGGGAGCACTAACATATTTATTTTACCTCTAATCCGTTTTCATAACCACGAGCATAATCTTCCGCATCCGCTTCTGCATTTTCTATATCACCATATGGATTATAAAATTCTTCTTTAGCTATTGCAGAATTATATCCTTGTATGTATGGTGCTTGTTCATAGAGAACAATTTTATTTCTCTTTTTAACCATAGTTTTTTCCTCTTTGGTAATATTTTTCAAATGTACTGCACCATCTACCATGGTTATACTTAGTACATCACCGGGTTTCCAACCAAGGTCTTCAATCATTTCATCCGAGAACTGTAATATAGCATCACCATTTTCGCAAATCTCAACAACCTCTGCACTATATCTTTTCAATTGTTACTCCTGATTTTTCAAGAAACGTGATGCCACTATTATCCCTATAAGTGTTCCGATATAGAACACACCCAATACCACTTTGGTAGATAAGTTTGGCACAGTCCAAACATGGAGCATGGGTAATAAACATAGTAGCACCCAAACCAGATTCGGTAGATTTAGCAAGTTTCGCAATTGCGTTTGTTTCAGCATGAAGCACCTCGGGTTTAGTTTTTAAGGCATATCTTCTAGCATATCCTAGGTCGGGATCGATATCTTCTTCCTCAAATGGCCATTGTTCGTAAATCTCATCAGGACTCAACCAGCCGCCGGCATCACTCATATAGTCTTTATACTCACAATTGTTATCCCAACCTGAAGGCATACCATTGTAACCAATTGAAATGATTCTATCATCTTTGACTACAATGGCACCAACATGAAGTCTTTTGGCAGAAGACAATTCTGCAAATGTCTCCGCCACTTTCATATAGACTTCTATGAATTTACTTTTCACTACGTCTTTCTTTCTGTGATGGTATTGGTTTTTCAGATTCTACCTGAGCATTAATCATCAATCTTTTGTAGATGTTACGTTCAGTATCATTGGTCAAGGTAGCCATGAATCGTTTTGTTTGTTTGCTCAGTTTAAAGTTACTATTAGTTTTCATAATTTAATTCCATTCATTTTGTTTCTAAACTTCCATGTATTTCAATTTAAAACGGTCAGCTCTATCTTCGTAACCATCGTAACCACGGGGATTACAAACGACACGGGTAGAACCAACCATGTAGTCAAAGTCTTCATGTGTGTGTCCGTGAGTCCACAATTTAATTTGTGGATGATCCATGATGTATTCATCCAATGAAGAACTGTAACCACCATTCATCAATTCTTCCTTTGCATAACGAGGATGAGTAGATGCTTTGCTTGGTGCATGATGACCAACAACAACAAACTTTTGGTCAAACTTACCTTCAATCACAGTTTGAATATAACCAAACATTTGTTTATGGTCAACAACGGCATCTTCGGGACAAAATGTAGAAGGCTGTGAAACTCTTTTATGTCCAATCTCAATGTAACCACCAGATTCTTTGGTAAGATATCGACTACCATTCTTACCATCGGGTGTGAAATTTGGATTTTCTTCGTATATTGGAACTTTACGTTCAATCATACGATTAGAATTTGATACACAACGGAAGTCATTCATCATTCCACGAATATGCAGTAGAGTCATTTCATCCTCTTTGTTCATATCAGTCCATAATGTACCACCAATGAATGTTACATCATCAATCACTTTAGATTCTTTGTCAAGCAAATATACATTGCTCAACATATTAGATTCTAACATTGATTTGAGTTTGTTTCCACTTGTAGCAAAATCACCATTGTAGTGTTCATGGTTACCCATAATATAAATCACATGAGGAAATTGGAATGAGCAACGCTTGAAGAAATCGGCAATACGATTACTACGAGCGCCTTCTAGGAAGTTGTGTGGGTCGGGTCGACCAATGTCAGCAGCTACACAGATATCTCCACCGAGTATTAATACATCGGCATTTTCCGTGTTCTGCAAATTGATATCTGCAAATTCTAGGTGAATGTCAGAGGCAAGTGCTATTTTCATAATATAATTTTCTGCTAAGATGCAACCATTATAACACAAATTTTGAGAAGGTGCGGCAAACAACCGCACCTTTCAGGCAAACTATTTAATTAATAACTATGATTTTCGTTTGGTTTTTTACCGATATTATATTTCGGTACCAATTCCCATTCATCTTTTTCTTTGAAAGCAATAATCTTAATTTGATGTAATGGTGCAACATCTTCACCAATTACCTTTGGATTTAAAATCTTAACAAGACCCCATTCTTCCAATAATTTTGCAATTGCATTTCTTCTCTGAACATCATTCTCAGAGATATTTGTTGGCTTACCATCCAACGCAAACAGTTCTTTAAAGTGTACCAAATAGTAATGTCCTTGCTTGTGTAATATATGACATGACTGGTACAGGACCTTTTCTTTGCGAGATGATACACCAATTCGGGTAAGCGTTTCTCTTACCTTCAAAAAATCATCCTGTTCATTGAGTGTAACCTCAACAAACTTGGCCAAATCAACCATATCATTTCCTTAATCCACCTGTATCGGCTTGTTCTTTTAATTGTTGGATTTGTTCATTACTAAGTAGGCGTAGAGCTTCACGAGCTTTGGTGTCTGAAAAACCATAGATGGTCTTAATACATTCTATATCTTCACTTTTTTCAGACTTAACCCACTTTGCAAAAGGTCGTTTTTGTGACCTAATCGTATTTAGTAAAAAATCATATTGCAACTTTTTGTCGAGATGGTGGCGTTGGTTGACCTCATTGGCATATCCGATGCAGTCTTTGTGATAGGATAATGACCGGTTAACGAGAAATGGAGTATATGACTTTTCTGTGACCTCATCGACAATCAGGTTCTTCTTGCCATACAAAATCTGGTTTACATAATCAAACGGATTCATAAAATTGTACCAATGTATTTTGTTGTTGAAATTGTGGTTCTTTTACCTCTTCCAATTTTTTCTGTTTATAGTCTAATAAAAACTGTTGATTTTCACTTCGTGAGGAATGTATTTTATTCATAACCACAGCGAAAGATACATCCATCATCTCACAGAACTGTTCACCCGTTACTATCTTCAGGTAGTCTAGTCCTTCATACAAACTAACATTCCTACCAGATGCACCTAGAAAATTGACAACAAAGATTTTAGTTTCATATTCTGAATGTATTTCTTCTAAATGTAATTTCAATCTTTGATATTTGGCTTTCTCTCCATGTGCCTTCTTTGAGTCCATGTTTCTGAGATTAATCTTTAATTCATACACATAGATTATTCTTTTATCTTCATCTATCAAAACATAGTCAGGTACTTCTGCACCAAACTTAGGTTTATGTAACAGAAACTTTCCTGCTCAACAAAGTAACCAAACTTACAACAGGCAGATGCAAGACAACTATAAAACTTAGCCGTTTCAAAATCACCTGTCAGTAAATAAATTGGATTATTGTATAAAGCTTTCTCATCTAAATTACGTTCATCAATAATCATAACATTCTCACTAGGCCAATTGTATCAATTGCGGTTAGCAAGATATAGTTAACAAGCATACCAAAACTTCTCCGAGTCCAAGCAGCCCAAGCGTACATAGCACAACCAGTAATCCATATAGGATAGAGAACAAGTAGGGGTGGATGTGGTACCGTGGCAGCCATCGTAATAGCACACCCGATAGATATAGCCCAAGCAAACAACTCAATAGAAAAGCGAAAACGATTACTAACATAGTCATTACGAATCCATTCTATGGTTGGTGTAAAGATTTTAATCACTTAAACTCCAACGACACCATCAATTCTGTCAAGCAAGCCACAAGATTAATTTCTTGGTCTGCAACAAATGCTTGTTTGTATTGATAGTCTGCAATAATAATAACTGCTTGCGGAATGGATTGAGGTTTTAATACTTCATACAAGTTATCATAGAGTTTACGATAGAGTGCAGCTGGGTCAATATCATTACTGGCAACCCATTTACGAATTGCACCAAAGTCTTTATCTTTAATGAATTTGATAATGTCATTCAACGACACATCAACAATTTGAGATAGAACACCAGTATCAATCTTACCAAACTTTGAGAACCTTTGCAGTTCATTAATGACACGGCGGAAATCTGGAAAGTGTTTCTTGATTAACTCAGCAACAACTGGTGTTTCATAATCAATTTGTTCTTCAGATAAAATCGTTTGAATAGTCTTAAAGAATTGACCAGCCATAGATGACTTCTCAGAAGCTTTAAGTGTGAATTCAATGACCGCACACCGACTGTGTAGAGGTTCAATGATTTTGTTTTTGAAGTTACAAGTAAAGATGAATGAGCAGTTGCCAGCAAATTCTTCAATTGCATTTCGAAAAGCTGCCTGAGCATTTGCAGACAGATAGTCAGCCTCATCGATGATGATGACTTTACGACCACCAGAAAAAGACATTGATGATGCATAGTTGGTGATTTTGTTTCTGACCATATCAATGCCGTTCTCATCAGAACCATTGATAATCATAAAATCACAACCGATTTCATTACACATGGCTTTCGCCACAGTAGTCTGACCAACGCCTGCACCGCCAGTAAGTAAAAGATTAGGTATGTTCTTCTGTAATATAATTAAATTCGTATCAGTCAATAGATTTTGGAAAAGGCCAACTCAACTCACCTTCAATCTCTTTGATACGTCCTTCCAAAACACTAATTGCAGTATTGAAATGACCAGTACCTTCTTCATGTGGTTTGTATTTATTTCTCAAAACTTCAATTTCTTTTTTCAATACAGAAACATATTCAGTTTTGTCCACCCAAGTTCTTATTTCACCCATGATTAGGCCTTTTCAAACTTAGAACCAGCTTCAGTTGTAATCCAATACTGTAAAGGAATCTTTTTGTTTGTGAAGTGTGAAATGCCTTTAGATGAGATTTTAACATCATAAGCACCAGCCAAAACTTTGGTGATGTTTTCAGTTTTAAATACCATGCGATACTTATCACCATTACCTTTTGCAATTTCAAGTGCATCGGTGTGAGCAGCATCATTTGAGGTATCTAGTGTGATGATATTAATTGTTTCACCATTCGATTCGATCCCAATGTGAGGTGAACCTAGAACAGATGCACTACGCAAAATCCAATCAAAGTCTTCAGCTGTCATCTGAAAAGAAATCTCAGGGTCAGGCATTTGTAATTGTTTCTCTGGCGGTAACGTGAGCATAGATGAATCGCAGAAACGATAATTGGTTTTACTACGACCTTTGTTACCAATGATAACAGCAGACTTTTCAGTAAACTCAAAAGTTGGAGTATCTTTGTGTAAAGATACAACAGAAAGAAATTCGTTTAAATTGTAAACGCCAAAATTGGTAGTAATTTCTTCATTGATGGTAACTTCGGCCAAGATATTCTTACCAGAAGATACAGTCTTTAGAACTTTACCTTTCTTAAAGTAAATGCCTTGATTGATGTTACCAAAGTTTTTTAGAACACTCAAGGTGTCATTAGATAGTTTCATAATTTCTCCACAAAAAAATAATATAAATGATTATACAACATTAACGAATGAATTGCAACAGCTGTTTCACTTTATTACCTAGTTCATTAACTGTGCCATCGTTGTCTATGGTATAATTAAATTCAGAACCAATCCAATCCCATTCCGATTGGTGTATGCCTTTGTCTTTCATTCCCATAATTGCTGATGAAAAGCCGGCAGCTGCATCTTCGGCAAGTTTGTACCAATCAGGTTCTTCACCTCGCCCGACACGCACAATTACTCCACCGTTTTGTTGAATGTAGTTTATCTCATTTTTAAATCGAACATCAGTAACAACTACATCTTTACCTTTTGCACGATTCAATAATGAGATAACCCATACATCTTGGTGAAACACATTTCTTCCTGCTTCTGTGCCCATCAATTGTAATGCCAAGCGTGGCGTAAAAGAATAACCAAATTTTTCACTCCAGAAAGAATCTGGTTCTTCACGCCACTTGCGAGAAACTTCAGTATCACCCTCAAGCATCTCTCTTGGCCAACCGAACATTATTGAGCAGGCATCCTTTAAAGGTTTGGCAAAACTATCTTTGGTGAATCCATGAACTTCAAGGATATCACCAACTGTCCCTTTACCAGAACCGATAAAACCTACCAGCCCTATAATCATAGACGGCCTGTATACTGTGCAACTGCTGGCATATTGCCAGTAAATGCATATGTACCAATGTGCTGTGTACGCATCCAAGGACAGAGATAAATTTGTCCACCCATTTTGCGCCACATTTGACAGAACATATAATCTTCACTTAGATATCGTTCTGAACCGCCACCTGTAATAGATTCTTTGGTGTCGATAACAGTATCAAAGTAAGCATGGATGTAACGTGATCCATCAAAGTTAGCTTGACCAACGTGGTCTGGTTTGTATTTGATAGTTGGATATTCAACTGCCATCTTTTCAAACACATGACGTTTAATCATCATGTGACCAGTTCCAATTTCCATCACCTCAAGTGGCTCTGAAACTTGGAATTGATTCGTGCCTTTAACTACGTTGAAGACATATTCACCAACCAAATTTTCAAGTTCTTTTGGTTCTAGGTTGGGATGTTTGCGAGCAGTTTCGGCTACATTGTTCCAGTTGATTGATTTTTTCGGATAAGGACCACCAATAACATCTTTGTCTAATGCCAATAGTGCAATGATATCTTGGGGTGAGTAATGAATATCAGAATCGATAAACAATAAGTGTGTGTGGTCTGAACGTAGAAACTCATCAACAAGATAATTGCGAGCTCTAGTTATTAATGATTCGTTAAAAAGAAAAGAAAACTTAGTTTCAATACCATACCGAGTCATAGTGGTTTGCAAATCAAGGCATGATTTAACATACAAGCCGTGAGCCATACCGCCATACATTGGTGTAGCAATGAATATTTTATTCTTTTTCAACTCATCTACGTTTACTTGAATTTCCATAATGTGTCCATAAAATAAAAAAAAAGGAGAGATACTAATATATATCTCTCCTTCTTCAACTATTCGCCTCTAATTAGGCAAATGCACGCTCACCAGTTGAACGAATTGCAGCAATACCTGCAGCGACCATACGCTTAGTTGGTGTACCTAAACGATAAAAAGAAACTTTCTCTCCGCTTGTATTGATGCGGCTGTTCAAGTAAATTGCATTGCCTTCATTACGCAACTCATTGATAGTTGCGGATGGGTTTGCAACACCGAAAACTGACTGCATTTTGTTTGCGGTCAAAGTGTTGTAAGAACCTTCTTTAGAAAGATAGGCAAGGACTTTAGATTTTGTAGACATAATATCTCCATGATAAAAACGAATCGCATTAAAAAAATTATCTGAGAGGCGACTCATCTCTCAAATGATGTGTAATTATAACATAAAAAAAATAGTGTGTCAACACTTTTACAGGTAAATAAGTAAAAAAGACCCATCGTTGCCGATGGGTCAAGTGCCGAATAAATTAGTTTTTAGAAAGGAATATCTTCTTCCTGTTCTTCTTCCTGAATTTCAGGAGCCATTGTTTGTGTCATCAGAGTTTCAGTATTTGCACCCGCATCAACTTTGGTATACAAATCTAAGAATGACATTTTGGTATCGGTGTCAAAACGATTCAGGCATAACTCAATCGATTTCATCTTGTTACCAAACACACCATAAGTTTTGATAATGTGAACTAAACGGCGAGTGGAAATCACTTCATCAAGGCCACCATCATCAAATGTTTTACGAATAACATCAGCCCAAGTAACAAGTTTCTCGGCAAATTCATCATCTGATTTACCAACAGCAGTCAATTCTTTTTTCAGAATCTTGCGTTCAATGTTAATTGGAGGCCATTGTTGTTCGTAGGTATTCAAGAATCGTTCCAAGAAAGCTTCGTTCAATACGTTAGTGAACATATAACGGCCATCTTCTGAACCTTTGCCTTTAGTATTGGCAGTAGCTACGATTGTGAAGCCTACAGCAGGATAAACAATCTCATTCTTTTTCTTCAACAAGAATGGTTTGCCTTCAAGAACACGTTGCAATGAGGAAAGGTTCTGAGCACCATAATCAATTTCATCAATACACAAAACTGCACCTTGACGAGCCGCAACAGTAACAGGACCATCACGCCATTCCATTTGACCATTAATTAAAACATAATTGCCAAGTAAATCACTTTCATCGGTTTCAGGTGTCATTGATACACAAACGAATTTGCGTTTTGCTTTGGCACAAGCCTGTTCAACAGACATTGTTTTGCCATTACCAGAATTACCTGTAATGAAGATTGGGAAGAATTGATTTGATGAAATGATATTAATCAAATCATCATAGTGTCCGAAAGGAACATAATTTTTGTAAACTGAAGGAACTAAATTTTCAGTTTCGAGTTGTGTAATAACACTAGTAATTCGATTACCAGTTTTCACTTCTTGTTTTGGCATTTGAATAACCTGTGCTTGTAAATCAATTGTTGTAGATTGTGAAACGGATGCCGATGAAGGCACTTTATAAACACCACGTTTCTCACGATTGGCTAAATCATTAGTGAACCAATACGGATGAGCGATTTCTTCTTTATCGCAGATTTGTTTAATTTCTTCGAAAGTAACATTTTGTTTGCCAGTAGCAATCAAGGCGGACATAAATTTTTCTTTCACTTCAGCACGCTTACTCATAATATAAAAACTCCAATTTCAATTAAGATAACACCATTATAACACGAAACCATAGCCTTGTCAACCAGTCTGTTGCACAAAAACAACAAACTAGGAGGCAATGCCTGCAATGAATTTCGATACCAGAACACGGTTCACTTGCCGCTTTTTATTGAATTTCATAAAAGCATTTTTCAATTTGTTAGCGGTAAATTTACCATCGATTTCAATTGATTCACTTTCAATTTTCAAATCTTCACCAGAAGGTAAGAGGTAAAAACGATTGTAGCCTTTGTTGTAAGATTCAAGGAATTTATCCTTCTTAACTTTTGCAGCCAAATTTTTCACTTCGTGACAAACGTATCCTTTGTTGACACCTTCACCTTTTTCATTTTTGTATTTTTGCATAATGTCATTATACAATCTACGGCGAGATTTAGAAGTAATAAAGAAACCAAAAATGCGAGTACCAGTTTTCTTTTTCAACCATTCAAATGCTGCTTCACGCAAGGCTTCACCAGGATAGATAACTTCAGGATTTAATTTCATTTGAAACTTGATACTGTCATCAGCAATAATAACATTCTCACGGGTATGAGACCAACCTTCCCATGAAACATTACCTCTGTTCTCATCATACTTCAAATGGTAACCACAACTATCGGCATCACCATCGTGTACAACAATCAAATTCACGATATCAAGGTTATTTCTCATTTTGAATTTACTAATTGCAGGTTCAATTGCAAAAATTGATTGAATCAGAGGAGTCATACCAAGACCTTCTGAATGTGGAATAGTAAATTTTGGTCTATCTAAAGAGTATGCATTAGCAAGAAGAATCATATTCTTAACGCAACGATTATAATCTCCAGTTTTCATTGTAGAATTCAAATACTCACGCAAGTAAGCACCTTCAAATTCCATCTCACCAGCTTTTCTACTGAAAGCAGGAGTCATTTTTTCTTTATCAAAGACCGCATCGGTTACATCCATACGGCGACCATGGTCATAATCACTAAAACTATAAACAACAAAAGGAATATTCACTTTACGGCAAAATGCGGTCAGAATCAAAATCTGTTCAATAGAACCCGTCATATTATCACGCATCGAACCAGATTTATCAAGTAACAAAACCAAACCGTGGGATTTACCTTTTGGTAAAACAGTCATCTTGCGGAAGATATTATCTTCAACTTGGTACTTGTAAATTTTATTAATGTCAATATCACCTGTATCGGAGATTTTAGCCTTAGAGTAAGACCTTGCAGCCTTTTTCATTTCGAATTCTTTAGCCAACAAAGAAATATAACGGTCATTTTGAGTTTTGAATTCTTTAACCAAATTCTCAACTGTACCATTATTATAGTTAGATAATTCTTTGAAATGTTGTTCCATCAATTCGTGAACCCGTTTGTAACCCGTATATACAGATTTAGGATTCACCAACTTAGGCACATTCATGTAACGATAATCACGGCATTTTTCAGAAAGCAATTTGCCTTCATTATTTCTAAATGCTTCATCAGTAACACAATCTGGTTGGAATTCTTCACTTTCTTCACCGAATTCTTTAGAATTCTTTTCACGATTTAAGACATTTTGTTTTTCATCCAATTCTTCATCGGTTTCTTCAGCATCACCATCAGATGAATTTACATTTTGTTTTTCATCATCCGATTCTTCATCAGAATCTTCTGTATCATAGTCATCAGAATCTTCTGCATCATCATAATCATCACCATAATCCATATCTTCAAAATCATCATATGGTGCATTGATTTGTTTTTTCGATTGTTCATCTTTTGAGTAATCAAAAATTTCATCACAAACATTCAGAACATCAGTCCATGTTTCAACTGCCTCAACTTTAGCAAGCATAGCTTGTTCTTTTTCATCAAAGGCAATACCTAACATTGTACCACCTTTTGTATAAAGGTTCAAGCGGTCAATAAATGCCAAGTCATTTACATTTTGATTTTTGATACCGAAAAAATCACGGTCTAAAAGGTTAGAATAACCGTTAATGAATGATTTACGAATGCCTGGATATTTACGTTTGACTTTTTTCTCAATGCGAGCATCTTCAATCACATTAAGGAATCGTTTGTAATTTTCACCTTTATTACAAACGGCATCATGCCATCCATCTTTAGGTGTGTATAGAGCATGGCCAACTTCATGACCTAACAAAAGGTCATACAAATCACCAGTCATATCATCCCAAATTGGACAATATAGAACACGGTTCAAAGTATCAAATTTTGCGGTTCTGATTTTTTGATGCTGAATCGTAAGATTTTCAGTAGCGAGCAATTTCGCCAATTGTGATTTTGATTCGACACTATAATTTTGCATAGTTTACCTATTTAACTTTTAATACAACCATTGTAACACAGGTAGCTGGTATTGTCAAGCCTTGTTGTTGTTGGAAAACAACACTCTAAGTTCTTGATTTATATCAGTATTTTTACTTACTTCATGCAGTATTTCAGCCACACCATGAGTTTTGAAGGCATTTACCACATCGGTAACACAGGAATAGAAGTGTTCTTCTTCCTGTTCTAGTAAGGTGTGTGAATAATCTCTCATTGAAGTTACCATTATAACACAAAAATCAATTCTGTGTGGCAATAATGAAAAAACCCCCATCGCTTTTGGGCAACAGGGGTTTTAGGTTTCATTGAACTGGAGATTTAATGAAAGATGGAGCGGTGTCTTTGAGTTTCACAAAGTTAATTAAGGGGGTACCGAAATCTGTTATCCAACCCACCGCATATTTTTTACTATGTTATAATTATATAGGACTTTTTTCATAAAAGCAAGCACTATTTGTATTATCTGCCTACTTGGCCAAGATACTTTGCCTTAGTTTCTTCCCATGTAAGATACATCAAGTCATCATAGAACAAAGTTTCGGTTGATACCTTATTTTTCTTCTTTAGAAAACCAATACGACCCTTAGCGTGTTTCTCTTTCCATATCGTTGTCAATGATTCATAACTGGTATCAAATGATTTAACCAATTCAGTTTCTTTGATATCACCACGCAAGAAGTCAAATGAGTTATTGTATAATGGACTGAAATAAATGCCACGATGATGTTCAGCTTTAATCAATTCTTTTGGTATACCCATCTTAGAGTAAGTAAAGTTTAATGAACGATTCTTGTGGTCTCGTTTATGTGGTTGACCACTTGCCTTCTTTGCAACATACCATTCAAAATATTTACGAGTATGATTTGCTTTTAACCATTCACGAATCTTGTATCGTGTATCTCTATTAGGTTCGAATGATACAGAACCAGAGGAGAAACCCATAGGGTTCCAATGGTCAAGATTATCATACTGTGATAGACCACCAGCTTTAGTTTTACCATACAATGATGTTGTTGTTACACCAATCAAGGTGTCACCATATTGTTTCTTCCAAAGTCTTTGCACTTCATCTGATAGGCAAAGCAATGCAAGTAACTTACCACCAACGTAGTTGTAACCAAGTGGCTGAAATGGAACAATCGTAGAACCAATCGCAGTATGATTAATCATGCCACCTTGTGTCTTGAGTTCACGGGGCCAACCAATTGCATTATCCCTAGGTGTTAGGTCAAGAAAGTCAGATGAAATACAAATAACACCAAGATACTTACCAGTCTTATTATCTGCAACAAGGAAATTAAGGTTGCGACCAATGTTACTATTGTTCTTCATTGTTGAAATGAAGTTTCGTGCGGTGTTCCATCTTTCAGGTAAATCACTACGTTTAATCTTATCTTCAACAACTGTGCCATCAACACCTTTGCGTGATACAGAACCAGAATCATCGGTGTAAATTAGAACAGGTTCAAGGTTCAAGTAGTCATCAGGACTTTCAGGCAACCAAATGTTACTCTTAACTTCATCTACCAATACTTGTTGTTTTGGGTCAAGCAGTTGTGTTTCTTCACCGAACAAAGTATTGTTTACGAATGTAGGATACTTTTCTTTGACTTCACACCACTTTTGGTATAGAGTGTATTCACGAACATCCATTGCAGACACATAGGTAAGGTCTTTGATGGTTTGCTCACGCAATTCATCTTGATTAATATCCATAAAAGATTCTGGCGGGTTGACTTCTTGCCACTTACGCCATTGTTCTTCTACATCATCTTTTGGATCAAACGAATGTGCCATTATCTTTTTGAAGCCTTTTCACTTTTTTAATTAACTTCTGTTGTTTTTGTCTTGCCATTTTTAAAGCTAAAGGCTTTACATATTCAACCATACGAATACCATTCATGTGGTCTAGTTCATGTAGAAAACATCTAGCAGTAAGACCTTCAAATGTTGTATTGATTAATTTACCATTAACATCATAAAACTCCACATCGATTGATAAAGGCCTTTCAATGTTTAAAAATAAACCAGGAAAAGATAAACAACCTTCTTTATTTTTTTCTACCGCACCAACGATTCGAATCACCTTTGGATTAATGCATGGAATAACCATATCTTCATTGCCAATCACAAACACCCTTTCGAATACACCACATTGATTGGCAGACAATCCAAGACCACTATACAGTTTCATAGTCATCTTTAATCTACTAACCAAGTTTGTCATAACAGGATTAGGTAATCTAGATAATTCATATTCAGGAATACTTCGCTTCAACATTGGATGATTCTCATCATACAACGGCAACGGTTCAATCTGTTGTTCTTTAATTATACCTTGTTCGGTATTGATTGTTAAAATTTCACTCATTGTTCATTACCCAATTCTCACAAAAAATTTCTGCATCTTGTTCATTATTAAAATATTCAATGCCATTATACTCTATATCAGAGTCATAAAGCAAGGCTGTGTATTCACTTTTGCCTGCTAAGTAAATCTTTGCTGTTTTGTTTTCATTCATAAAACAATGTAATTGATGTATCATAATTTACCCTATAATTGGTTTATCAAACAGAGATTCTTTTATTACCTGTGGATCCCATGCCGTTCTGGAATCACACATAAGAACATTCATGTCCAACAGTTCACGCAATCCTAGATGCATATCAAATGGAACATTGTATTGTTCTTTTGCCTTAACGATATAATCTACCAAAAACTTTTGGTAGAGTTCAGCATACTTCTTCTGGCACATATATGCTTTGTTGTCACCAATGGCAAACACTCTCCAATTTTTGTAGTTACCATTCG